CTATATTCCCATTAATCTCAAACGGCATAGGAATCTCTTTGGCGCGGTATGTTGTTTCCTGAAAGATTGATCCCCGTGCTGTATTTCCAATCTCCAGAAGCTGAGGATCCCAATCAACTCCCGATCTGGAAGTAAATCCATTGAGGACATGAATATATTTATTTAATTCCGTGTCATTAAACAAAACTGACATACTCACTTATCTTTCACCCCTCAATCTGTTGTTTATTTTCTCAATTCTTTCCATCTCTTTTTTCATAGGCTTTACAATCGTTTTTGCCATTGTTTTTCCATCCACTACCAACGCCGCTTCCACTGGCCGATTTGCATATCTGGTCAGTTGCTTTACTGCTTTCATTAAGTTCTGAACATCTTCATTATTTGATCTTGTCACAGTCCCTCTGTCAATCCAGACATTCCCAGAAGTTCCAGTTGATGCCGATGTAATTTCAACACTCCTCTTCTGTAGAGCCCGGATAGATGCACTCAGTCCATGTTTCATATCATCAACAGGGATGTTCTTCTCAAATCCTACTCCCATACCAAGAGCCATATATTTTCCTACCTCGTCCTGAAATACTTTTGACGGGGAATGAATTCCAAGGAAACTTTTGGCTGCATTTAAAGCACTTTTGGCCGCACTCTTTGCCGCACTCACAATAGATCCAGCAAAATTTCTGATGCCGTTCGCAATACCATTCACAATATTCTTACCAATAGAACTCCAATCAATATTGAACGGATTCTTAATTTTGGTAATTAAACTTTTTATTATTGATCCGATACTACCGAATAAACTTTTTATTCCACTTCCAAGACCTTTAATAATATTGGCACCTGTACTAAACAGATTCAAATGCGTAATCACATTCAGAATTGCTTTTACAATTTCTCCAGCATTTGCAATGATAGTCGGAATGGACTGAATGATCCCCATTCCAAGTGTCACAATAACTCCAATTCCGGCTGCAAGCAGCTTTGGCAACAAAGAGTCAATTTTTGCACAAAATTCATTGATCAGTTTCGGGACCTTTTCAATCAGCTGTGGCAATGCGTTTGCCACCCCCATTGCCAGTGAAATCAATATATTGATTCCAGCGTCTACAATTTTAGGCAGATTACTTATGATCCCCTGTGCAAAATTAAGCAGTACTTCTGCTGCTTTCGGAATCATCTGTGGCGCATTCGCTGAGATAGCGTTCGCCAGATTCAAAATAATGTTAAGTGCCAGTTGTCCCAGTGATGGAAGTAGAGAGATAATCCCCTGCGCCAGCGTTATCAAAATCTGCCCACCTGCTGACAGCATTTGTGGCAGATTTGTATTTAAGCTTGTAATAAATGCCTGGATGACCTGTACTGCCGTGGTAATCATATTCGGTAACGCCTGTGCAATGCCAGTCAGAAGATTAAGCAATACCTGGCTTCCAGCCTGTATCAGCCCATCTACTCCCTGTGTCTGGAACGCGTTCGCCATCTGATTAATGGAGTCGATCGCAGCTGGAAGCAAAGTACTTACCATGCTGTCCGATATTGGCTGTACTACATCTCCAAGAAGCTGCTGTGCATTATCTTTCAGCGTGGAGATCATGCCATCAAATGTCTGTGACTGTTTCTCCATTGACTGGTAATATTTCCCACCTTCAGATGTAGCGCGCTCCATAGAAGCTGTGATCTCATCGACAGAAATCGTTCCTTTGCTGATCCTGTCATATAATGACGACATGGATTCACCCGTTGACTCGCTGATTTCCTGTAACGGGTTGAATCCAGCCTCAATCATCTGCTTAACATCTTCCAGCTGCACCTTCCCGGCAGAAGACATCTGACCGTATGCCATAGCGATACGAGACATTTTATCCGCAGAACCTTGAGAGATGTCCCCAAGCATCATCATCTTGTCCATAGCCTCATCCGCTGTAAGGCCATAGTTCATTAAGAGCTGTGTTGTATCAGCGAGATCAGAGAGTTCAAATGGTGTCTCAGCACCAACCTTTTTCAACCGGTCAATGACTTCCGCAGCTTTTTCAGCTGATCCAGTCATAACCTCAAACGACGTCTGGTACGTTTCGATCGATGCGTTATACTTCACTCCTGCTACTGCTCCGGCACCAAGCGCAGCTGTAACACTTCCGATTGCACCGGTTAAAACTGACAGTCCACCCTTTGTCAAACTTCCAAGTTTTGTAATTCCATTATTAAAACCTTTTTCCGATATTTCTGTATCGAATTTTAATGAGCCATCATAGCCCGCCATACTATCCACTCCCTTCCGTGAATAGCGCAGGCTCTTCGGCTCACTTTAAAGCGCTTTATATTTTGATTTCAATTTCTTTTTTACATGTACGACATTTAATATAGACCCCTTCCGCCTTTGCAGCATTGTTATACACAACAATTTTTGTATGGCAGTACGGACAATAGTACCATTTTCGCACCAAGAGTGGTTTTTGCAATTTTTTCAAGTCATCACCACCTTACGCAAAGGCATGTCCGATCTCATAGTCGGTCAGCTCCTCCGCTGGGAGCTGAATGGAACGCTGAATTTTTAATATCCGTTTTCTTTCATCTCTGTCCTTAATATCTGATAGGTTGATCCCTCTGTACATAATCCGCTGCTTGATCTCAGTATCATCCGACAGACCATCAAATAACATCCGGAATTTCCACCAGTGCAGGTATTCTACTGTCTCCAGATCAATTCCATAGTCTCGAAGAAATCCAGAAAGGATGTATGGATAATCAATCTCATAAGAAAACAGATTTTTCTTTTCCGTCTCTTCCTGCCCTTCCCCTTCTTCTTCACTATCTGAATTATTTTCTTTCTCTTTTAAGTCCATAGTAACGAAGCCGGTTAAGGCATGAATGGCCTCCTGGTCAATGGAAATATCTGTTAAAAAGTATTCCCCCAGAATCATAATTCTTTGAATTTCATTCAGCTCCTTGCATTTCAGCATATCTAAAAGACGGATGTATTCTCTAAAATCCGTGATGATTGGATAAAACTCTCCATGAACCTCAAGGGCTTTCGGATATTCCTCATAAAACAGATTCATCCAATCACTTCTTTCCAGATGCCCTGCCCTGTGCTCTATTTGGCTTGAATTTGTTCATCATCGCATTTCTACGCTTATTGGCTTCCAGTACTCCCTTATTGCATTCAGCAATAAAATCCGAATAGCATTCTTCACAAATTCGGGCATTTTTCTTTCCGTCAAACAGCTTATTTCCCGTACCAGGACCGAATATATCATCAAAGAGCTGATAAAACATGTCGCAGTATTCTTTAATAATGACAGTCTGCGTTCCCACTTTCTGCAGTTCTGATTCCTTCTTTTCTAAAGTTTCAAAAGCTTTCTCGTATTTATGCAGGAAATCATAATCTTCCATATCGATTTCCAACTCTACATCATTCCATTTCCAAAGGCTCATAGATTCATCTCCGTTTCTTTTTAATCTTCTGGAATTTTACCCTTTGTATAAGTTGCTGTCTTCCAGTTGTCTTCTGATGTCGCATACCCCTCTTCAATTTCAGATACTGATTTGAACGTACCGGAATAGATCATCGCATCCGTTCCATCACCATCAGTATCCGGAATTACCGCATAAGTCCGTTTTGTTGCCTTACAACGCTTCTGTTCATCCTCAGTAAAAAGTTCCACTCTCACAATATCTACATGAGCGTCATCTCCCAGAAGTTCTTTATCGTGGATCTCGGACAGTCTGTCATGGACAGGCGTATTGGTATGCCTGTCATAAGAAAACTCGATAGACGGCGCATACCCCACCACATCCGAACGCTCCGCATCCTCATCCACATACTGTCTGGAATACTCTTTTGGATTCTTGCTGTTAGTCATAGTAGTAAATCCCGTCATTCGTTCCAGTTTCTGAGCGCTGCCGGTTTTGTCCGTATTCATGAAAGCTACTACCTGAGAGCGTCTCACAATTTTCGGTTTCGTATCTTCCATTTTGTTTTATACCTCCTGTACATAAATCAAGCGGCACTCTATACGATATTTTGCATTGATCTCATTCACATCGTACAGATAGCCGCTGTTTAAAGTTTCCATTAAAACAGGGAGCTTCCCATCCTCCAGTTCCGGGAAGTTCCCCATAAAGCTCTGTTCTTCCAGCCACTCATCAAAAGCTTGGAAAAATCCGCTGTTTTCAATATTGATCCGGGCATCCTGATCATATTCCTCCTGGCTGGTAAAAGCAAACTGGAATTGCTTCTTTGCTCCTCCATCCGTGTACCGCTGTATAATCGGATCGCAAGGAAGCGGATCAATAGAATACCCCATTCCTTCCCCTATATAGTCCACATTCACACGACCGCCTTCAAGAAATGGACAGGTCAGAATAAACGACCGTATATTATTAATGAGATTTGACATATTTTGCAGCTCCTTTCAAAATTGAATCTTTATGCCGGTTTTTCATCCGTTCAAACCAGTGCGATTTTTCTTTATGTTCGTAATACTGCCGGCGGGCATACGGTGCAATCTGATGAATCTCTCCACTGCCGATCACAGTGCCAAGGGTTGCCGACTTAATCAGTACTCCTGTATTTCGCGGTGTCTCTGGATTCATCCGGCGGATACATTCAGAGTCCACAAACGCCTGGGCATTTTCGAAGCCTTTTTCCATACTCGGTTCAAATCCAGGATTCCATTCCAGCCGTGCTGTTACTTTGCCACCCTTTGAGCTCTGCGTATAAATAGTCCCTCTCATTGTCTTAATCTCAAACTTTTTCTTCCCTTTCGCCATTACGCTCCAACCACCTTAATATGAGGGTTATCACCGAACATATTATAGTTCACGGATGTAACCTTGGTCTTTTCCAGACCTTCCAGGTCCTTCACCGTCTCCATCTCTACACAGCAATCACCCTTAACCACATAATCGTCCTTTTTCAAGACGATACTTATATCCGGGATCCGTATGGTATATACGTCTGCGCTTTTCAATCCCTCGGTTGTCACAGATGCCTTTTCATTCTTATACCACCACGCATCCGGAACATAGACCCGTATCCAACGATCAAGCCCGGTCTCCGGATCATACTGTCTGTTGTAGATGGTAATGTCGGTATTCGTCAGCATTCCGCATCAACTCCCGCATACAGAAGACCGGTATTGCCAAGGTACACTTGCACGATACTGTAAAGCAGACTGTTAAGGGATACTCCTGTATCGTATGACACGGAGTACCCGTCCGTATTTTCGGACGTCTTTCCATTTCTCTTCTCATCTGCATACAGGATTTCCGACATCTCGCACACTGCACACTTCGCACGATCGCACCAGTCCTTTTCCTCCCAATCGCCGGAACAGCGGCCAAACGTATAGCTGTCTAGCCGCTGCTCTGCCTTCTGCGAAATCCTCTGCCAGTCTTTTTCAGCAAGTTTTGTCCCGCCGTAGATTTCTGTATAGTATTCATAATCGACCTTCATATTGTGCCTCCTTATGAACTTGCCATAATGCCCGCAGTTTTTAAAGCATCCAGCAATGCTTTAAACTCCGCTTTTGTCACTTGCTCGCCTGCCGCTTCCGGAACAGCTGCGGCCTGCTTGACCGTTCCGGCTTTTCCGGTGGTGGCTGTGCCAGGGATGCCGTTATTGGCGGTTTCCACCCCTGTTTCAAGGTTATTCATCTTTTCTTTTGTAATAACATCGTTGTCATTCCAATTAGTCTTTGAGTAAGCCATATCCATACCTCCTACTCTGTTTTTCCTATTTTTGCCTTACCGATTTTCCCGCTGCCAATCAAGGCCAAATTGTCAGCGGGAGTTATTCCCCCGCTACTGTATGGAAAGGCT